CATGGTATCTATTCTTCAACTGCTTCACCATAATCTGATTCATACCCTCAAGCTCCTCCGTGCTAATAAGGGCAAACATAAGATCAGCAGTAGCAGGGAGACCAAAGGATTCACTAGTGTCAGTAAGGTCAACATCAGAGCTACCGTAACCTGCACGAGTGGTTTGCGTAGCAGATACAATAGGTACGTCGTGCTCACACGCGAGACCACGAAGCTCCTCAGCGATTGCTTTGACATAGGTGTAAGAGTTGACAATGCTCCCTTTATATCTCTGGGAAGCACAGATATTGAGGTAATCCACAAAGATAATATCGGGTTTAATACACCGCTTAAGAGCAAGATCAGAAAGAAGAGACTTAAAATGTCCGACATGTGCTGATGCCGTAGGATACTCTTTAATAATTAGCTTGCCTTGTGTCTTACTGGCAAGTCTATTAACTTTGTTTTCAAACATTACCTTGGGGAGACTCGCAAGATCTTTGATGTTTATGTTGAGGAGGTTGGCATCGATTCTCTCTGCGATCCTCTCTTCTGCCATCTCCATCGTGATGTAAAGTACATTCTTGCCTTGGAGTAAACAAGATGCAGCCACATGACACATAAAGAGAGACTTACCAACACCAGTGCCAGCAAGAGCGACATTAAGCGACTTACGGTGAAGACCGCCTTTCGTGATCTTGTTAAAGAATTCCAGATCAAACGGAATCTTTTCTTCGTCTCTGTGATAGTAGTCATAGCGATCTAGTGCATCGTCGATATAGTCGTGTCCAACATGACTGTCGAAGCATACCGACAGTGCCTGAGATAGGATGTGGGGGATAGCACCCTTGTCTTGTTTAGAGTCCTTGCCATCAGCAATCTTTACCGACTCCATGAGTGCAATGTAGACTGCTCTCTCCTGACACCACTTCTCAGTAGTTTCAACCATCCAATCAAAGTTGCTCTCTTCATTAGCAAGAGAAGAGATGCAAGCATTGACTTCTTTGTAAGATGATTCGTTAAGGTCTTCTCTTTGATCTGCTTCAATACTCAACACTTCTGCTGTAGGAAGTGCATCATACTTGTCCACATAATCAGATATGATAGAGAATACGATCTTGTTTCCCGCACCAGTGAAGTATTCATCTTTGATGAAGGGGATGACCTTCCTACAGTAATCCTCATTGAAGACAAGATTACTCAGAATAGTATTCTCAATCATAGGTAGTGGAGATAAGTCCCAAGGATATATTTTGATCCCGAAAGAATCGGGCGTCCCGCATGGCGATACTGCCACGTTGGTGGGAAGACTAGCATTCTACCTGCAACTGGTCGAATACGCAAGTCAAGTTTAGGAAAGTCTGTAGTGCCTCCACCATTCTCAGGCACGTCATTCAAGTACAAAAACATAACCAAGAATCTCCTGGCGCTGTTGTGATCTCCTACATCAACGTGGTCTGCAAACTCATCCCCACCAGCACAATACTTCTTGATTCGATACTCCTCAAAAGCATACTTGTCGGGGAAGTCAGGACCTACATCCATCTGTTGAATATACAGAGAAGCGTAATCAATGAATCGCTTTTGCAATTCATAATGAAGAGTTTGCCACTCTTCATTACCAGCAGTATACAACTGTGTGATATTCATCTGAGTAAATTGAGGACGTTTGTCCTGATCAATATACTCTTGATGCTCTAGATCAAGGTCAAATGTACGCTTGATCTTGTTACACATGTCCCTAGGAACTGCTGCATCATAGACTCTGATATAGTCTTTTAATTTAGTTGCCATATCTAAACTCCTTTGCTGCAGATTCATCTAGTGCTTGCATTATTTCTGGCGTGAAATACTTCTCAGGATCGGCAAGAATAACAGAAGGATAAACGGTAGATTCCCCAACAACAATCCTATTCCCCTTGCGCTGGAATACTCCGTACTTCTCACCCAATTCCAGTAAGCCGTAATACCTGTCCAGTCCACGGTCGTAATAAAGACGTGTTTCAACCTGAGAATTCTCCTTAGTGAGTCGGGACTTTGCTGCCTTACACTTAATGATATTACCGACGACTTCTTTGCCATCCTTCTCTTTCTTCTTCGAGAGATAGATGATAGTAGAAGATGCATACTTCAGACCAGATCCACCACCCATTTCCTTGGTGGGGACATAAGCACCAATGACATCATAGGTGTGGTTGGTAACCAGCATGGGCACGTTTGCCTTACCCAGTTTCAAGGTGAGCACACGGAATGCACCCTTGATCAGCTGACTCTTAGTCATATCTCTGACCTGCTTATCATTAGCAACGTCAGTGATCTCCTTCTCAGTGGAAAGCATACCCAGAGAATCCAGGACAAACATCATAGGTTGCCTATCCTCTTTAGGTTGCTCCATATACTTGTCAAGAATACGACAAGATTGGGTGCGAAACTCTTCGATGGTAGACACAGGCACAATCATCATGCGCTCAGCAGGAATACCACGATCCACAATCATCTGCTTAGAAATAGCAGATTCAGATTCAAAGTAGATTACCCCAGCATCGGGATTTGATTCAAGAAAATGTTGGACAATCCCAAGGCAAAAGAAAGTCTTGCCAGTAGAAGACTCACCTGCGATAGCCGTGATCTTATTTCCAGGGACTCCACCGTAGATTGAGCCACTAACCAGAGCATTGAAAATGTAACTACCAGTATCAATGTAACCGCTAGTGTCTCCTGCTGCGACACCATCGCTAACAAGTCCTGCATACTCATTGCCAATCTCCTTTGCTACGTCTTGTAGAAAATTCAAACCTTTTCCTCCAGAATGTTAGTAATATATTGTGCCCGTTTCATGGCACGGGAAAACCATTGTGCGTCTTCATAGTTGGTAAACTCCTTCTCTTCTCTAACTGAGAATCCGAAAGCTTTTTGATAGGACACAACGTATTTTGTTTTTTTCATCCGAATAGAAATTCTAGCGAAGCGACTTTTTCTGGTTTCCAACCAATAGAATCCATGATAACTTTCAAAGGCTCAAGGAAAGACTTCTCAAATTGTAGGTCATAGTCTACCTGTCTGTCAAGACCTAACTCTGTAGGGAAGGTCTGGAAGTATGAGATGACATTTTCATTGATCTTATTAGGCGTTTTAAGATAGACAAACTTGATCTTCTCACCATCTTGAATTAGTGGGTATTTGTGAGTCAGTTTGTTTTTCTTAATGTAGAAGTTGTACAGCAGGGCACCACGCACATGAATGGGAGTGCCTTTTGTGTACACAGTAGCGGGGTTGGACCACTTATTTAGATTATTACAACCACGGGGGAATGAAATATCTTCAACTGGCAACGATGAAAATTCTTCTCGGAAGTCAGCAATAAACTTCTGTGCTGCTTCTTCAGTGTCATTCATGATAACGTTGAGGCAATCTTTAATCTTCTGCCTACAGGGAGCAGGTGTAGAAGACTTAACTGCTTCAATACCCATCATTTTAAGTTTGGGTTTGGCATATCGGACACCCTCGCTGTCCCACACGTTGAGAATGTATCGCTTCTTGGCAGTCCAGATACCTTTGTCAGCGATATTCTCACGCTTCATCTTCATCTTCTGATCATACGCCGACACATAATCCGCCAACTCCTGATAAGAGGACTCGATGAATGGTTCCAACTTCTCTTGACAGATCTTATCAAGTAAGGAAACAACTGCTGCTTTATCGCCAGACTTATTACTAAGAAATTTAGTAACAAGAGGTCCAAGGTTAAGGTAGATTGAGTCGGTGTCAGATGCCACGACATAATCTTCTGCCTCAGTTTGCAAAATCTTATTTAGGTATCCGTTGATTTTGTTTTCGATCCAACGAATCGAGACTTGACCCGAGAGAGTGATCGCCTCAGCATTTGCCAGATTGTAATATCGGAAGTATTGGTTACCGATGGCACCATAGGCACTGTTGAGTTGGATCTTTCTTGCCATTTGGATGTTGTTGAATTTTGACACATCCTTTTGTAGTGCCAAGGTCTCTGCTGGTGTCTTGGCATTTTCAATATCTTGTTTAGCGACCAGCATTCGCTTTTTGTAAATGGTCCTTTCATCATAAATCTTCTGCATCATTTCAGGCAAGAAACCATGGATGTCCTTACGATACTGAGCACCGTTAGCACATACACAGTATTCCCCATTGATCTCTAGTGTCTGGTCCAAGAGACGATCAACGGTAGCAGAGGGATGTCTGACATCCACCAGGGTCTCTGGTGAGATGTTGTATTGCATGATCAGGTGAGGATACAGAGAGTTAAGGTCAAAGGACACCACCCAGTCATAGAGACCAGGCACAGGTTCTTTGACATATGCACCTGCATACTTCTCATCCTTCTTAGACCCTTTGCGTGGTGGGACTACAATGTCACGATCTTTCAGATAGTTATAGATCATCGTGTCCCACATACGGACCTGACTATACACATCTTCCAGGTTGACCTTAGCGTCATACGCCATGGTCACTGCCAACTCAATGAGTTTCATTTTGTCTTCCAGTCGGTCGATCAACTCAACGTCTTGGATGTTGTATTCAACAAACTTCTGCCAGTCAGATGTATAGAAGTCCTTGAAGTTTTCATACTCACTGTGGTCCAACTTTCGCTGACCCAACTCAACGAAAGCGATGTGATCCAGTCGATAAGACTCCTGGTTAGTATAAGTAAACTTCTTATACAGGTCCAGGTAGTCTAGGATATTGATACCAGAGAGGTCATAGGCAATGTGAGTGCGTCCCATGATGTTGATCTCGCGCTCATTAGCACGATTCCAAGGGGACAAACTCTTCATCCACTTCTCGCCCAACACACGGTTGACACGTCGGCAGATGTATGGCACGTCATACAGGTTGACATTCCACCCAGTCAGGATGTCTGGAGTATTGTCTGCCCACCAGTTTACAAATGCACTGAGCATCTCCTGCTCAGTCCAGAAGACATTGAATTGGACACCCTCAGGAGGATTAAACTCCCTAGTGCCCCACACAAAGATCTCCTTCGTATTCATATCCTTGACGGTGATGCAGAGCATTTCCTCAGAGGATGCCTCTACATCAGGGAATCCATTCTCACACGCCACCTCAATGTCCATGGAGAAGATCTTCATCTGCTTCATGTCATAATCAATCTCACCAGGGAATTCCTTGGCAATAAACTGATATACAAACCTCTCGTATCCATACACGCGAAACCCATGGACATCTTCATACTTGGAGATGAAATCACGAGCTTCCCTCGGAGACTCAAACTGTACGGGTTTGACATTCTCACCATCTAGGGTCTTATACTTTTCCTCTTTGTTAGACGTGACAAACAACGTAGGCGAAAAGTGGGTACGAGATTGGACTTGCTGCCCATCCTCATACCCACGATAAAGAATAGTATTACCTGCTAGTTGGATATTGGTGTAGAAACTACTTGCCATCAACCTTTTGATACTCCCCAAGGATCTGCGTGCTCGGATCCACTATAGTAAAAACCGAGTCAGATGTCAAGAACAGATCTCTCTGACTGGAATACTTCGGATACTCCTCTAGCACCCCATCACATATCCTGTAGCATCCCTCAACCAGGATTGCTGGCTCCTCATCCAATTCTGTAACCTTGCCGATCAGATAGTCACTCAGACTCCCGTTCTTCAGCAGTAGAATCTTTACCACCTGTTGCCTCCACGATTTCATTGTACTTGTCCAAGACCTCTGGGAAGGTCTCGTATGCGCTGATAACTTCATCCATCTTCAGGATGACTGCTCTACCATTCAGCAATGGCATCCAGGGCTCAAAAGAGATCTCTGGTCTGGTCAGTTTATGAATCTCACCATCAGACTCAATGTCCATACCTGCTGCACACCACACACGGTAGGGATTCACAAGTTGAAAACCAATTACATCCTCTGGATTTTCTGTAGTTGTAACTTCATAAAGATCAGCGATGACATCTTCACCGTTTCTTAGTCTTACGACTCTTGCGCTCATAACCTCTCCTTTCGATTTCTAAAATTGATTCTCTAATGATGTCTTTTAGCATCTTCTCAGTAGAAGATCCTGTCATTTCTGCAATAGGTCTGACTACCCGTAGCAATTCATCAGTATAGGATGATGGCACCTCAACTGTCAAGAGGTCAGACTCGCCTTCATAATTTGCTTTTGTTAGATTGAGATAAACATTCATGTGTTACTCCAAATAAAAAGAGACCCCTCAGGGTCTCTTTAGTTGTATATTATATATCAGAATACAAATGTAGTAAGACCTGCGTATGCAATCAGTATAGCACACAAACCGCCAATGACCTTGTAGTATTTGCGGATTGGGGTGCCGAAGTATTGCTGACCAATCATAAGGCACTTGTGCGCTGGTGACAAGAGGTATCCAGAATACTCAGTGGCAAGAAACCAGATGAGATACTGAGGACCGAAAACCTTGACCAGAATAGATGCCATGCCAGCATACTTACCAGAGGATCCCATGATGAAAGCAGCAACCATTGCCACAAGAGAAGCAGGAAGTACGGCATCAGCAGGTGCGTTTGCCAAGTATTCCTTGACGGGTCCGTTTAGTTGTCCGACGATGCCACTAAAAGCAAGGACAACAGTAGCAATGACAGCAAACTTAGCGTCAATCCATCGACCCCATTTCCAATCACGGTAAATAACAGAATAGTAAGCGCACATAGCGCCAA